AGAAGATATATGAAGCCCGCTGGGTATGGTATCACACTATACTAGTTTTTGAATTATTTCTTATTATTATCATACAGCTACTAATACTAGCAAAAATATAGGAATTACAGTCATGTGCTGGTCTAAAGAATTACAGGAAAGCTACAAGCGACAAAGTAACATAAAGGATGATTTAAAAGACTGCCCTATTTGTGAATCCCCTGTATCACAAAAGGATTTGAGCAATTATAAAATGTGCCATTGGTGTTATTCTCAACAAAACTTTGAAAATGAAGGAGATGCAATACAATGATCGTTTCATACGCAAAAAAACTACCATACTATTCATTTCTAGAGATGAGAAAATCTATTAAGAGGGCCCACCTATTATTTAAGAAGAAAAATACGGTATGGGATCAGTTGTATATGTTGAAAATTATCAACTATGGACAGCTGCAAAAGGGTTATAAGAGTGAAGACAATGACAGACGATAAGATAGAAAACTTCAACGAGCATCGACTACGCAAGGCAGTGGACGACCTGAAAACGGATGAGGATATACTAGAATTCGCACGTTGGGTCAACAAGAATGTCACAAAGGAATTCACGATAGAAACTGAAGTTCCAAAGGAAAAAGACCATATAAGGGACATATTAAAGACAATGCCGGACAAAAATGGTTACTATTCTCCACCCTATAAGTAAATCTATTGCAGTATGTATTCTGTTATGTGGATGTACTTTGCCCCCGCCACTGGATGTTATAAGTCTCGCAAAGACTACTGTAGATGTGTTTCTTATGTTACAGGACAAACCTACTACAAATGATATAGTATTGAGTAAGCTGACAGGTAAAGAGTGCAAAACTCTTAATGCGTTGAAGAGTAAAACAATATGTGAGGATGATAATAAATGAAAATAGTTATATACACGCAAGACAGCTGCACTTATTGCAACTCTGCAAAAAGAGAATTTGAGACACGGGGATGGAAGTATACATCTCACAACATCAAGCATCCAGACAATTACAACAATCTGAAAGAGATGCTACCAGAGGTAAGAACAGTTCCACAGATATGGATAGACGATAAGCATATAGGCGGATACGATGAGTTGGTGGAGTGGTTATTTGCATCTTCTAACTAAAGAAACTTGACAATTAAGCTTAAAGGTAGTATAATCACTATATGAATTTCTACACAAATGTACTTCAGTGGGGCAACAATCTACTCGTTCGAGCTGTTGTAAATAACGAACGAAAAGATTTTAGAGTGAGATATTCACCAACACTCTATACTCCTGTACAAAAGAAAACTCCATATAAAACACTTGATGGTGTGTATGTGGCTGATTTATCTTTCGGTACAATGAAGGATGCCAAAGAGTGGGTAGAGAATCATCGCTCCCAACCAGAGCTCGTATATGGTAATACTCAGTATCCCTACACCTATATTGCTGACACTTATAGGGGCAGAGTTGATTGGGATTTAGAGAAGCTTCTTATAGTCACAATTGATATTGAGGTTCAGTGTGAGAACGGGTTTCCAGCACCAGAACTTGCAGAAGAAGAACTACTATCCATCACACTTAAAAATCATCAGAGCAAACGTATCGTTGTTTGGGGTATAGGTGATTTTGAAACAGATCGTAAAGATATAACATATGTAAAATGTGAGAGCGAAATACATCTGTTGAAAGAGTTTCTTGCGTTCTGGACAAATCATATACCTGATATTATCACTGGATGGAATTCAGAATTTTTCGACATTCCATACATCTGTAATCGTATCAAAAAACTGTTTGGTGATGATGAGCTGAAACGTCTATCGCCATGGGGTGGTGTAAAAGACCGTGAGGTATATCAGATGGGCCGTAATCATCAGATATATGAAATACAGGGTATTGCTGCATTAGACTATTTTGATCTATATCGTAAGTTCACATACTCCGCTCAGGAGTCCTATCGGTTGGATCATATTGCATTTGTGGAACTGGGCGAACGTAAAGAAGGCAATCCCTTCGAAACTTTTCGTGAATGGTATACCAAAGACTATCAGTCGTTCATCGAGTACAATATTAATGACGTTGAACTTGTTGATAAGCTAGAAGACAAGATGGGTTTGATTGAGCTATGCTTGACTATGGCCTATGATGCCAAGGTTAACTATACGGATGTTCTCGGCTCTGTTCGTTACTGGGATATTTTTATATACAATCATTTGCGTGAGAAGAATATTGTTATCCCACCAAAACGTAAATCAGAAAAGGTCGAGAAATTTGAGGGTGCCTATGTAAAAGACCCACAGGTTGGTATGCACAATTGGGTCATGAGTTTCGATCTGAATTCTCTGTATCCGCATTTGATTATGCAGTATAACATATCACCAGAGACTTTGGTAAATGGTGGAGGCGAACCAGAAGAAGGAATGGTTGATAAGATACTTGAGGGGAAATTGGTTATACCCGAAGAATATTGTATGACTCCTAATGGTGCATTCTTTCGGAAAGACAAACGAGGATTTCTGCCTGAAATAATGGAGACTATGTACAATGATCGTACAAAATATAAGCGGCTTATGCTTGAGGCTAAGCAACAATATGAGGACACTAAAGACCCTCGACTACTCAAACACATTTCATTATATAACAACATCCAAATGGCAAAGAAGATTTCTCTCAATTCGGCGTATGGTGCTATTGGGAATAACTGGTTTCGTTATTTCGATCTTATGGTCGCTACTGCAATTACTACAAGTGGTCAGTTATCTATACGATGGATTGAAAAGGCTCTTAACATCTATCTCAATAAAATCTTGGACACAAAAAATAAGGACTACGTTATCGCATCTGATACCGATTCGGTTTATATCACTTTTGACGTATTGGTTAGTAGGTACTTTAAAGAGGGAGGAACACCAGAGAAAATTACCAATTTCTTGGACACGTTTGCAAGTGAGAAGTTGGAACCTTTTATTTTCGAAAGTTATACGGCTCTTGCTGAAAGTGTGAACGCATACGAACAGAAGATGGTCATGGCAAGAGAGGTCATTGCGGATAAGGGTATATGGACTGCAAAGAAACGCTACATTCTTAACGCATGGGATATTGAGGGGGTGCGATATAAAACTCCACAACTCAAGATCATGGGTATCGAAGCGGTCAAATCATCCACACCAGCGGTATGTAGACAGAAGATTAAGGACGCATTGAACATCATTATGACCGGCGATGATAAAATGCTAAATACATTCATACAGGATTTTAGAGATGAATTTATGAAACTGCCTCCAGAAGATATCGCTTATCCACGTTCAGTAAATGGACTCAAAAAGTTCAGTTCTTCTGATAATCTGTTTAGAAAGGGCGCTCCAATTCACTGTAAGGGAGCCATACTGTATAACCATTTGTTGAAGAAACATAAGTTGATAAACAAGTATCCCCTGATACAAGAGGGAGATAAGATCAAGTTTCTTCACATGAAACAACCCAACATCTATACCACAACTGCCTTTTCTTTTATAACTTCTATGCCAAAGGAACTTGACATAATGGACAAAATAGACTATGATGTACAGTTCACTAAGAGTTTTGTTGAACCACTAAAGTTCATAACAGAAAAGATACAGTGGAGAATAGATGACAGTTATGGGACACAAGGAACGCTGGAGGATTTCTTTTGAGATATTATCGTTATACACTAGATGATTTGAAAGAGTCATCCGACAGGAAACTGTTCACCTACATATCATTCTTTGCAGGCGGCGGTGGTTCTTCCGCTGGATATAAACTGGCGGGCGGAGATTGTCTATTTGTGAATGAATTTCAACAGGTCGCAGTCGATACCTATCTTGCGAACTGGCCAGGCACTCCACATATCTGTGGTGATATCAAAAACGTCACTGGAAAACAGATCATGGAAATGGTCGGTTTAAAGGTAGGTGAATTGGATATTCTCGACGGCTCTCCACCATGTCCACCATTTTCAATGTCCGGCACAAAACAAAAAGGTTGGAACAAGGAGAAGATGGCATATGGTATGAAGCAACAGAATATAGAGGATTTGACATGGGAGATGATTCGTATATCAAGTGAAATAAAACCAAAAATCATTGTGTGTGAGAATGTCAAGGGCCTCACGATGGACTATGCAAAAGATCATCTCAATCGAATGGTTGCAGATTTCGAAGAGCTCGGATACACAACCACATACAAGGTATTAAACGGTATTCATTTTGGTGTGCCTCAGAAACGTCAGAGAGTGTTTATTTTATCGGTACGCAATGATGTTATGGATGATATTGGAATGCCCTGGATGTTGATATCCTCATTATTCCCCGATGCAATGATGAATGAAGAACCCACAATAGAGCATGCTATCGGTGATCTAAGATTGGATAATGAGAATAGTGTGGAGGCTGTGGAACTCTGTGAGTCAATGAGGAAGAGTGCCAAGTATAAGTGGTTGAAACGACTACCAAAAAATCCGCAAAAGGTTGTTAGTGTCGGGGATGATGTTGTCGGACCTTGGTACGATAAGGTCATAGCACATAGGAAAAGAATGGGTAAAACAGTTCCTGAAAGAAAAAGTTCGTTCTATCAGTCTCGCAGAGTGCCGTGGAATCAGGCAAGCCACACGTTATCGGAAC